TTTCGGGTACCATTACTGGTAGCTTGCAACCCACCGGGATGTGGGCCACGAGGCCTGTACGTTGGCCAACGGAGTCGAATATTGTCTGGTTTCTCAAGCCAGGCAAAGCGTTTTCAAAATTTACTGCGAGGAGTTCCCGTTCTCTATCATCCTCATACCGGCACCTGCTAAAAGCATGCGTGCTGGAACACCTAGTGGATAGCTGTAAGATGAGGCGTTGATCGCACCAAGGACCATAGCCTGGCCTTGAGGAGAACGCGCATATTTCCCAACAGCTTTCGCGCCTCTAATCGCGAGATCCACCATTCGTTTCCACGAGCTGGTGTTCACTGGAATGAGTTTTCCAACCGCGTCACGCGCCCTATCAGCGATGGCGGAGTTGGATGGGCCAACCGTAGCATACTGCGTCAACACGGATCCGACTGAAGTGAGCATTGGAACATACTCAACATTCATGATAATGTCGAATTCACCGATTGCGGCAGTGGACACGGGCAGACCCGAGATGAAGATCACGGTCGAAGCCGCGGTGGTCAGGTCGGTGGAGGCCATGAGGCGGAAAACTCTTGGCCCTGCACCTAGAAGGTGACAAGGGACAGTGTAGGGTTCTTTCACCGTGAACTCATAATCCGCAGCAGCTATGACAGCTGCGTAAGAAGTGGCTCCGGTGTCTGAAGCGTAGAATCTGTCGCAAACATAGGCAAGACCCTGATCGGCAGTAGAAGGTCGCGTGGATCTCCACGCAACGCCAGCAGTCGTAACACGGTAAAGGGTACCGTTGGCGTTGAGGGAGGTGTAACCACCACTCGCTGCGTTAGCCGACCAAGTGATAACGTCGCCAGCAATTGAAGCGTACGTACGGTATAGGTTAGGGGCTGTCCACTGGAGTTGAATCCCGGCGTAACCATTAGCGTCAGAGCCAACGCTAACGCGGGTTCGCAGTTGTGCGACCATTGTTGCGTGGCCATTGCCATCAGGATATTTGGCGCCGGATGCACCTGGATCGAATGCATCAACCAATGCAGCGACAGTACCGAAGAGCTGGTTGGCAGCATTTGACCCCTCGGAACTAGAGAAGGCCATTTGGCGCGCATTACGTCTTGGTTGCACTTGTCGTTTTGGAGCACGTCGTTTCGACATGCAGCTTATTATTCTAATGGGGCAGCCAGCCCCAGGCCATTTTGTTTCCCTGTTGGCCAACAGGGTTGAGCAGACTAGAGTTTGGCAACCCCGGGGCTGGCGTCTACTCCAACACCAGCCCCAGTGTCTTTTGGGGCTTTGCGGGGCCTGGTTTGACGGGTATTTGCAGCAGGCACTTTCTTCCTTTCAGTGTCAGCGACTGCTGTGTCTCCACCCGCCAATTTGTGCCACTCCAGCGCCGAATTCTCTCCTGCGAGCTCCAGGATGTCCTCAGCACTGATAGTTTTAACACCTACCATAACCTCATTAACAGCGTCGTCCACAACCGCCGTCAACACACTAACTCCATTGGACAAAACCAATTCCCCAGCTTCGGACCTTTTGAAGGTTGGAACCTTGGAGAGTAAATCATCCACGGCTTTAAGATCCACCTTCAACCCGGCGTAACGGGTTAGGGCCCCACCTTTGGGTACGTATTCCAGCCATTTGGCCATCAAGCGCGTCATCTCCTCAACGCCCGACATGACTAGTAACTCCTCAAGGCCAGCTGTAGACACAACTGGCCAATCACCGGCTAAAGGAGCGTAGCCGGCCCAAGGGACGCCTTTGCGTTCGGAATAAGCCTTGCGCGCGTCGCCATCACTCAATCCGGCGGCAAGAAGAACCTTGCGGGCGAATTGTCCAATGAGTGGAGTTGTTGAATCACTCTGCATTATGGCTACGCATTTGTCGATGGCCACCACCGCGTTTGGAACTGATGGAGGGGCCTTTGTGATATGCAGTTTACCAAGCTGGCGTAGGATGTCACAGGTCGTTCCATCACTGCCAAACCAGATATCACGTGGGGCGACACGCCCCACGAAATTCACCCCGGGTTCACCAAACGGGATGATTTGTAACTTAATTTTTAGACCCAATCGAGAACACAGCTTTGAGTAAGCTACGTGCGGAAGTTCACGAACCGCATTATCGTCGCCATAAAAGGCGGCTTTCTCGATGACGCATTCAAACGCATCGGCTGCTTCGAACCCAGCCTCGATGTGTCCTAAATATGTGATGAGCATATTGAAGACGGTGTTTGCGACAGTGGTAATGTACACACCAGTGTCAAGGGCTTGAGCTTGCTGAGCCCGAACGCCGTTCCGGAATTTGATAATGTTCTTAACTAAAAGTTTAACAACCTCAGCTACCAAATTAGCGTCGTTAGGGAAGCATTTGTGGAACAGGGCTTTCTCCAAAGCCCTTGCTAGCTCATTTCGATGCCCATCGTAGTATACGAAATCAACGCACGCTACGAATGCGGCACCCACACACACGTTCATCAAGAGCTCAGCCATCTCGCCTGGGTTTTTGCCAGGCGCATAACTCTTGAAGGTGGCTTTCAAAGCGGCCGCCAGCGGTAAAGCCAGGGATGCCATGGAATTGCGCATCTCCGGCTCAGCCTTACACACTAGCCTTGCGGGTTTGAGTTTAACCACATCATCACTGTTACCATAAGCTTCAACCTTAGCGAAGGCGGCAATGGTACGGGGACCAGTGATGACAGGTGGGATGGGTTGGTCTGCGGACTCGTGGACAGATCTTATCTTGGTGGGCCCTTGTGTGTGTGCCAAAATCTGGTCAGCCGTCCATGCTTCCAAATCGCCATTCACAAGGTGTATTCTCTCCACCAGCATATCAACGAACTCTAGCATATGCCTATAATCTGAGGGAGTCGCGCGGTGATCAGCTGAATGTGTTTGCGGCACAGCCAGCCTTTCCTTCAAAGTGACGTACGCATTCCCTGTACCACGGGTAGCGCCAAAGGTTCCGTCCAATAAAGCAGGCATGTACGATCGCAAGCCTGACCCAATTTCATCATCATCCGTACCCGTGGTGGTGATTGGGCGATATTCACGCACGGGGGCTGGTGGCTGATCCACCAATGTGTTAGCCCCATTAATACGGCACAGGGCATACAGTCTTAACACATGGATGTTGCTTGGCAAGACCTTTCGGTCCGGGTAAGCTGCCCGGTACAACCCTTTAATGGTAGCATCGTAGATCACCGATGCTTTCTTAGGGGTGTCAGTCATTCGGGCACAAACCTGCGAAACAAACTCCGCAGACACTGTGCACGCGACATCAGGGAATGAGTTGACATTGGCGATAGAAACCAGTCTGGTGTTTTCCTCAATGCTAAGATAACTGAGCACCGCGAAGGTGTGTTTAACACCCTCGAAGTACCCAGACTCCAAGCAATCAAGGCGTCTCAACTTATCACCACTCAGCCCACAGTATAGCAAACTGTGCAGATACCCAACGTGCAACGCCATAGGCGTTAAGGCAATGATTGCGCGGCTAGGGGAAATGGCTATCTTATCAACACTATATACCACAGTGCGGTAAGAGGGCAAACTCGGCATGCCCAACTGCCTACCACCACCATGTCGACGGGGTAAGCAGCCAAACGTCCTTCCTTTTCGCGGGGCTGGCTCGACTAAAGCCTCACTGCCCAACCAAGTCCACCCACTGGTTACTAAGGTGTCCAAGGAGTAATCCCAGAGTTTATGCGTGGGTCTTAGACCACTGCTCCAGGCTTCCTTGAATTCGCCATTGGGTGTGAATTGGTACACGTGCTCTTTGTTCGACCCACCCGCGACTGTTGGTACAATGGTGTACACCAGCCACGGGCGAATGACCGTACGTAACTCTAAAGGCATGTTAAGAAACCAGTCTGTGTCATTGACGATCATCAAGCCATCAGCTGGTACCGGATCATTCTTCCATCCGATAACCAGGTCTTTGATGTCGTAATACACCCTTCTACCTAGGTTTCCCGATTCCGCTCCAGCGGGCTGGAGGTAAAAACCGATCATGCCCGTATCATCCAGGATACGGTTCTCGACGATGCGAGCAGCATCTCGAGACGCCGCGCCATAACAATGAGGGTTGCTCTCATACTTATCCAGGTCTAGTGCGGGCACTCGTACGTGCCGCAACACGTTGCGGTACGCCGAAGTGGCGGCACAGTCCCATTCATTAGAACGGTCCAGGAGTTGAGTTTGGAGGGAACCCACATCATTGAAGAAGACGCGGTTCATTGGCA